AGCATCATTATTCATTTGAGTGATTCCAACGATACCAGCATCATCTCCATGAGCTAATTGATCATATAGGCCTGAATTATGAAACGATTTATGCTTAATATAAGTTTGCTTCTTCTCTTTTTGAATTCGTCTTACGAATGCTCTCCAAGCGATCAGAGAAAAATATCCAAATGGATTCTGTTTCTGTTCATTTGGGTCAAAGTTATCTACTGCAGATAAACAATTTTCAATAGCATCTCCAACCATTTCTTCTCTAAACGAGTAATTGATAAAATTTGGACGATACGATAATCTTTCACATAGTTCATAGAAACAAGTTCCGAGATAATTGTTTATTCGTGGTTTCTCTAAACCATTCTTTTCTGCTTCCATGGCAGAAAGACGGTATTTAGTCATCTCCTCATGAAATTTCTTTTTATCGATATAGTTATGCGTTATACGCTTTTTTTTAGGTGGTTGCACTTCAAACTCTTGTTGACAATTTTCTTAATATGGTGTATAATTGCTTTGGCATTAATGAATAGTAGTATTAGATGACTTCTTAGAGCTGATAACTAGTTCATTAGTTATCAGAGCTTGTTTCCTATCTTGATAGTCTACAACTAGATCATACATTCTAGACGTCATAAGAGATATATTTTCATTATAAGATTCGTCAGTAATCTGTTGAATTGCTACTGCAGCTTCATAGAATTCTTCGAATATAGGACTCATTTTAGCCATTGACATAATCGCTGAAACAGATATTGGTATTTTATTCTCTGAAGTTCCATTAACATATTTTACTAGAGCACTTCCCAATCGTCCCTCATCATCTGAATATTCTTGCCATGTTAGTGGATTTTGAAGAATAACCATTCCTTTTTCTTTAATATTCTCATCTAGTACTCCGTAGACAAATTCTCCGGATGTGAGCTTTAGAATAAAGTGACTCATGTGCTTATCCTTATATTATGGAGTCGATAATTGAACTCTTGTTGAGCGTATATCTTTACTCTATCAGTAAAGTGTCTCATTCCGTGATTTTCTCTCGACTTCCAAGATAGATCATCGGCAACATCATATAGAGTTACATAATCTTTACTCTCATGAAGCCGTAATCCTCTTCCTATGGACTGTAATAATTTAATTCGTCCTTTACCAGGATGCGCTAAGATAATATTATGCAGCTTCTTTACATTAATTCCAGTAGCAAAAGTTCCAATAGAACAAATTACTACCGCATTATCATGATTTTCCAGAAGTTTTCGAATCTCTTCTCTCTCTTCCGTAGAAACTTCTCCACTCACAAAATACACTGGCCTATCAGTAGAATTTTGAATAAGATCTCTTAGAATCTTTCCTTGTTTCTCTACATATCTATACATCACAAAAGTATTGCCTTTTAAACTGAGAGCTAGATTCTTAATAAACTTATTTCGTGATGCATTTTGAACAATGTAGTCTATCTCTAAATCATATTCAGTATTATTCTTAGACACTAATTTTCGAATTTCATCTGGATACTCTAACAATAAACACTCAATCTTTAAGCGTGATATTGCTCCAGATTCCATTAATGCTTTAGTAGTGATAACCTCATATACTTCTCCATACAATCCTTCTAGAACTAATCTATTAGTTTCAGTTCCGTCTAGAGTTCCTGTAGTTCCAACTTTATATGGACAATCAGTGCATTTTGTCATTAATGTGATTAGAGACTTAGCTTTGAATGTGTGAGCCTCATCTCCAATTATAAGTTTAAATTTATTAAACCACATCTTTGGCAGTTGGTATATAGATTGCCAAGTGCTTATTACAATAGATTTGTCTGTGTTTTTGTCATGCCCGGAATAGATACGGTGTACAAATTTTTCAGAATCGAATCCGTAGTCTTCAAAGTCTCCGAACATTTGATTGACGAGAGTAGTTGTTGGTACGACAATAAGAGTTGGTACATTAAAGTATCGGATGAGTAAGTAGATAATAAATGATTTACCCGATGCAGTTGGGCTGAGCAAGAGAATCCTTCTTCTTTGCACGGCTCTGACAAATGCATCGATCTGGTAATCTCTTGGTTCAAGCGCCGGGTTAAGGTCTTGTATAAACTTGAGAGCATCTTCGAGCTTAAAGTTGGAGTATCTGAAGGTATCTGGATATTCGAATTCATATTCACGATCTTTACAGAATCTTCCAAGTTTTGGTAAGAGTCCAACATAGAGGAGGCACGTGAAACAGTTGAAAAGACGAATTTTCCCGTCCCACTGTTTATTTCGAAATTTCTGCATGAATTTGTAACCAGGAACGAAAAATGTGAAGAAATCACTGATTTCTTGAGCAATTCCTGTATCGCATCTAACTCTAAGGTTAACATCATCTACGTATTCTACTCGTACTATATCCATTAGTTACCATTTTGAAATTTAGCCCAATCAACGGCTGTTCGTAATTGATATCCTGTTCTTGATATGATATCCACAATAGATTTTAAAACTTCAATCTTCTCTTTTTGGATTCCAATCTTAAGAGACAGAGATATAATATCCTTATCCGCCTCTAGATATGATCCCACTTCATTCTTAATGATTCGTCCTTTTGGAGGTAATTTCCATCCTTTGTTTAATTGTTCTTCTGTAGGACCATCAACATAAAATTCTTGTTTTTCTAATTTCAACTCTTTATATTCAGATTCATATTTAAGAAGAAGCATTCTCTCGTGTGACAGAATCTTTATATATTTAGAGTGCATCTGAGGAATTCCTAGAGCAACAATGTCGAGCTTAGTTCTGTCGAGTAGAGAGTCATTATCCCACTCAGTAAAGATGTCTTCGAGTTTCATGAAACCTTTGATAATTCGATTGTCGAATTATATCTATATCATAAGAACATGAAAATGTCAAGGAGTTTATACTCCAGTTTCAATTCTTATTGGAGTAACATCATATAAAGTGTAGCTAAACATGCACTTAGATGTTTGAACGGGCTGTCCTTCATTCGTGGTACTAAGAGTAGGAGCCGATATCATTGTTGGATATGCATCATAAAATTTGAATTCAAGGTTTGAATTTCTATGAGCAGTACTAGTGAATATTGAAATATCGCTAGTAGTTTTGTTCCAGACATTTTTGAATGGAAGTTGATTATTAATTTGTAGAGCTTTATATTCATCAAATGTAGATGGAAATCCAAGACCTCTTATCCAATTATACATTTCAATCCAACCTTGAAGATCCTGATCAACTAAAAATGTAACAGAGAGAGAATCCCATTCGATATGATCTCCCGGTATTCTAACCGTAGTGAATGGAGTTTCTGTAGGAGAAGCATCTTGCATGCTAATCGAAGGAAGTGAGACTGTTTGAATTTCAAATGATAGATATGGAGCACTATGAAGTACTACTCTAAATTCATTCGGATTTAATGGAGTATAGTTTGGAATACAGCTCTGGGTCATACTATTATTTATTTACAAATAAAAAGGGCGGATCCAAGACCCGCCCAGTTAATTGCTTGGTTATTCCCAAGTCTTACATTAGGTTTACGACGCTAGTTAGACGATAGTAAACATTAGCTTGAGTATCTAGAGCACCTAGTCCCTGAGTTAGACCCTCTGCATATGGATTGGCTACCATTCCGTAACGAGTCTTAAATCCAATCTTAGGCTGGAAGCTCTCTGGATCTACTGCACGGACCATCTGTAGTGGAACATATGGACAATAGAATATACCAGCATCTGTAAAGTTTGCACCTTTATATCCAACAGTGATATAGTTACCGCCAATTGCATATGGGTCGATATAAACCTTGAAGCGTCCATTTAGAACACCTACGAAAGTATTACCAGTATCATCAACCTGCATATTGTTATTTCTATCAAGAGCAGGAGTGTAATCTAGAACACCAGCCATCTGAAGAGCAGAAGCTACGTCTGCAGAACAGAGGATGATGTTACCTTTTCCTCTACGGGTCTCTTTTGCAATCTGGTTGGCTTCACGTTCTAGCTGGAACATAAGACCCTTGAACTTTTCTACTGACCAACGACCGTTAGAATCAGTATCAAGATCAAAAGTACCAGGAGTTGCGACATTGGTCTGAGAACCAATCTTTGCAACAGAGTTAATTGTACGAACAACTTCTCTGTTAATCTCTGCAAGAATTTCAGTTGAAAGAATATTTGAGAGTTCAGTCTCAGCATCTAGTCCATGAACTGCCTTAAGGTCCTGTGCGAGTTCCATGGTGTATTCTGCTTTTAGAGCACGTCCCTTAGCGGTTACTGTAACCTTTTCGATGGTGAATGCCATTTCAGCAAATGCTGAGTTAGAATCCGTTCCAAGAGCTTCGAGCTGTGCAGTACCCATACCAGAACCAGTGTTATAGGTATTTGTAACGCCAGTTGGAAGCTGACCAACATGTTTCTGACCGAAAGTATTAGCACCAGTTACAACACTTGAGAATGCTGTATTAACCTCATTGTAGAAGGTCTCATTTCCTGACTGGCTAGTGTAACGTGATCTCATAGCAAAGATAAGACCTGTTGGTCCACTCATTGGCTGGACCCCACAGAGATCATATGCTAGAAGATTAGGCATAGCACGACGGACTAGGGAGATAAGAATTGGATCGAATGCCGCAATGTTACCACCAGTTCCAGCGTTAGCTGAAGATGTTCCCCAGTAGTTTGCTGGGATTGGAGCTTCAGTTAGGAGGTTTGATGAATTACCATGAACCGCATCCTCGATGAGAGCGCGCTCGGTGTTCTCAAGAAGCTGAGCCGTAACAGCACGACGGTATGGATCAGTGATAGGAGCCAGGTCTTCGTGCTCAAGAATTGGCTGCCACTTCTTGCGAGTTTCCTCAGCTAGGTTAAACATTTAGTTGCTCCCTTATTCCTTGGGTGTTTTCTTTATTTATAATCAGCAATTCTTAAGCTTACTTACGAACGCTGCGTGAGATTGCTTGAACATAACGATTCACTTCAGGAGCTACAATAGCCTTTATTGTTGCATCTTGTGCATCTGGATCGCTCTCTTCTGTAAGAATACCAGTAGAAGTTTCTTTCTTAGATTCTGATAAATTCTTCTTGAGTAGCTCAACCTTTGTTTTATAGTTGTTTAGATCACCATCAAATTCAACGTTCTCACATAGTGAACGAAGTTTTTCTGCCTTAGTTAGAATCATTCCTTCACATACAGCAGTAAGTACATCATTCTTTTGGCTCTCAAGAATATTTTTCTTAAGAGTTGAGTTTTCAGTAATAGCTTCATCTAACTTAGATTCGAGCTCAAGGATCTTATCTGCTAGTTCTTCTACTACTTCAACCTTATCTTCTGGCATATTTACATAATGCTCAGAGAATAGATTCTTTAGTCCCTCAATGAAATCTTCCATAACTTCATTTCTAAGCGCTGTATCAATAGCAACTTGATTCTCTTCTAGCCACTGTTCTACTACATAATCAAGATAAGTGTCTAACTTAGTTGCCATTTCTTCTTGAATTTTTTCATATGCCTCTTCAAGAAGCTCATTGGTATGTTCTATGATCTGCTCTCGCTCAATGATTAGACGAGTCTCAATAGCAGCTTCAAATAGATTTGAGATATTTGTTTTAATTTCTTCTGAAAGCTCTTCTCCCTCACCAAATATATCAGCAAGATCGCTCT